TTCTAATTCTCTCTGCTATATCCTGTCTCTCATTAGTCTGCCTATCCCATTCAACATATCTTTCTCTACCAATGAAAGGATCTTCTGCCCTACCAAGAATAGTAAAATTAACACCACCTGGTCTTGTCTCAATATGATTTCCATTACGAATCATAAACTGACTATAATCTAATTCATCATACAAAAATGATCGTACATCCTCAGGTAATTCCCAATCATCTCTATAAACATTCTTATCACCTTCATACACATCAGAACCAGAGCAATTATATACTCTCTTACATTCATTGTATATCTGTGGTGTAATCTGCTCTAGAGTCTTATCCCTGTCACTACCTGTAACAAGATAAACATCATTTTCCCTAGCAAATTTAGAAAAGATAGGGAAGAATTCACATGTGATCTTTCTCCGACTAGGGGTCAGAGTCCCATCAACATCAAAGATGAACTTTTTCACTTCCTAATTTCCACCCCATGTCACATTTGTTGCATTTGCCAATGTCTTCCATAGTACATTGCCATCCACCGTGACATATATCACATCCTTTGCCACCACATTCATTACATACTGCATGATATTGTTCAGGGTTATTTTTCAGGGGTTGTTTTCTTTTTCCCAATGTTATACTTGGTTTCTAGTGTCCACTCATCCTTCTCTTTAAATGAGAGAACCTTAATCTGATTAAGAGGAGCAATATCAGAAATAGTATCTTCCTTAACTACTTCTATGAGACCCCAATCAGAAAGAAGCTGAGTAATACGGTTCCGACGCTGAACATCATTAGAAGTAAGGTTAGCATGTTTCCCGTCTAACGCAAACAATTCTTTAAAATGAACAATGTAATATCTTCCCTGCTTATGCAGAATATGACATGACTGATATAACTTCTTTTCCTTGCGCGAAGCTACACCAATTCTGGTAAGAGTTTCTCTGACTTTTAGAAAATCATCTGGTTCATTTAATTGAACCTCTACCATCGATTCCTGATTCCAATTGACCTCAGGTTCCTTCACCGTACTCATCTCATTCCTCCAGTTTCAAGTCGCTTTTTAATGTAGTCCAGTTGTTCGTTAGTCAGAAGTCTTAAAGCCTGTAATGCCTTTTCATTGGAGTAACCATAATATTTTTTAATAATATTAAGGTTTTCAACTTTGTCCTTTCTTAGCCAGGGTGAGAATCTCTTCCTTTTCCTCAGGCTATTTAGAAAAAACTGATATTGCATATCCTTATCTAAGTTAGGATGTAAGTTCATTTCATTAGCAAAAAGAACGCAATCTAAATGCCCACTGAGACACCTATTAACAATATAAGCAGGGTAATCCTTAACAGTATCTGGATCGTCTTTTGTTATATCCTCCTTATTAAAATTGATGGAGTTGAGCCAATCTTTTAATTCCATTATTTTGTAAGCTCCTTGATTTTGTCTACCCAATACTCTCTATCCGCATCACTTATCCAAGGATTATGTCTTTGAATCCATGCATGTTGCAACCATTGTTCAGGAGTCCAATCTTTCTTTGGTCCTTCATAATCCTTTAAACTCATCGGATAATCTCCATATCAGAACCAGGTTCCCATATCTCTAGTTTAGTACGAACCCTCCCTTCACGAGTAAGTTTGTCATATCTCTTAGACGCTTTCTTCTTCCACCAATCAATTGCTTGTTGTGCTGTATGTCTAAAGTCTCCAAGATAATATCTCTTCTTCTCAGTAAGCGACATAGCATGTTTGATGCATGCATTAAACTCATCCAACTTATCTAAACATTGATGATACATTAGACAGTTTCTAGTAATTGAAATCATCTTAGTCTGTATCTTAATCTTCTTAGATGACTTATCTGCAGAGATAAGACGTTCCCCATCATTCCTTTCATTGAACCAACTAAAGAATTCACGGAATACATCATCATGGAATAAGGGAAGAAACTTGCTCTCAGTGTCACCTATATGCCTCAGGAAGGGTTTCAATCCATCATACATGGACATTCCCTTGGTTGTTCCATATAAAGAGGTTGTCTCAAAATATTTTAAATCAGTATTATACTTGTGATCAAACTGATTTTTTAGTTCATAAGATGATGCCAAAAGAGCAAGCAACTTACCACCAAGATAATTGTATCCAAAAGGCTGAGTAGGAACAATGTTAAAACCCATGACAAAGTGAGGATTAATTTCCTTAAGGGGTACAACCCTCTTAAAGTAATCGTTACGAGGTTTGCTATTAATTGTAGGGGAACCAAACCTAACAACCCCCACTATCTTTTTTGTATTAACTTCTTCTACTATCCACTTATGAGTACGTCCTGGTATTGCTTCCTCTACTGCATTAGATGCTGTAAGATTTAACACCTCAGAGTACATCCATTGGTTATACCTATGTGTCATCTTAGCACGAGTATCAACCACATGAATTGCAAAATCCATCTGGTTAGGGTGCATATCAAACGAATCAAACATATCTTCCTCGGCACTAAAAAGATATCCAGGTCTATCAGCGACCCGTTCTTTCTTTACATGCCTAAGATAATCATCAATCCGGTTGAACCGAGAATAATAATTAATAAACTTATCAGCAGCATAGATGGCATCTGATTCGTTTAATATCATCGTATGAGCATAGGATGATCTTCCCACGTTGGAGGACTAGGCATACCTATATCCATTCTTATGGGAGCATCTAATACCTTCTCAAAACTATCTGCCATCCTGCGGAAACCACTTCCCACGTATAACTGACCAGCAACAACTGCAACAGTTGCTGATCCCCAAAAGAGATAATAAAACCGAGACTTAACTTGTGCTCTAAGTTTTTCTTTTTTAGTTTTTTTCATTCCTGAATAAGTCATGAGTTTAATACAACAATGAGTCTAATAACCATCCCCACAAATAAAAGATAGTAAGTCCACATAATAGTCATCCCAATCTTATTATGACGGGATCCCCTTACATACTTAACTTCACCTTGACGGTCCCAACCATCAACCATGTATTCACTTGGATCAATGTTTTTCATTTGAATTCACACTCACACATTATTTCAGTGAGCGCAGCAAGGATGTTAATTTCTTGGTCAGCCACGAAAGCAATCTGATACTGGTACTTGGCAATGATAAGAACAGCAATAGGAATACTAGGGGAAACCACAGACTCAGTGAGAGATTCGTATACACGGCGTAGGATAAGACTAGGATCGTTATCAAGGTTACTGACAACCCACTTACGCACTTCAGTGAAGTTCTTCTCCTTAAGTTTTCTGATGAGATCCGATGTCTTGACATCACTAAACTCTGCTAAGATCGATGTATCAATTGTGCCGCTAGCACTATACCGTTGGCACTCGTTTAAGACTCTCCTCCAATCTGGAAAGTGCTTGTTAATGAGCTCAGCGAGTACTTTCTTCTCAGCTTCAATCCGCTCAGTGTCCAAGATGGATACAAGGCGTTTGAAGAACTCAGCCGCAATTGTTTGCTTTTGTTTTCCTGAGATTGAAAATTCAACGACTGCACAACGTGAATGGAGGGGTTCGATGATTTTGTTTTTGTAATTGCAGGTGAATATGAATCTGCAATTGTTATAGAACGCCTCAATATTGGCTCTAAGTAGGAGTTGTACGTCATGTGTAGTGTTGTCTGCCTCATCTATAATTATAACTTTATGAGTCCCAGTTGCAGAAAGTGAGACAGTAGAAGCAAAGTTCTTTGCCTGATTCCTTACTGTATCAAGAAACCTACCCTCATCAGACCCGTTGATGACGATATAGTCAGCTCCTAACTGTTCACATAAGGCACGTGCAATAGTGGTCTTACCGCATCCAGCAGGTCCAGAAAGAAGAAGATTAGGAATCTCACCTTTCTCTACAAACTCCTGAAAAGTATTCTTAATACTCTCTGGTAGAATGCATTCTTGAACAGTCTTAGGACGATACTTCTCTACCCATAAAAAATCACTCTTCATAACTAGAATCTGGTTCTAGGGCAATGTAATATTTCAAATCATGTTCACGACAAGTAAATTTAGATAAAAGTTTCTGAGAAACTACTACATCATATGAACCAGGAATCAATTTAATATTCTCAACCTTAAAGTTAAGAACAAACTTACCATCAGTTTCACCTACAACAACAGCAAAGGTATTAGAGGTTTCATTCTTCTTGTCTCTTACAACAAGTTTAACAACACCATCCTCACCAATAGCAGATAAATCCGGTAATTGATAAATGCCTGCTGCCTTAAGTAACTTGTCTAATTGTTCAGTCTTCAATTCAAAAGAAACATCCTCAGTAGGAAGTTCAATTGTCTTGTCAGGTGGACAAACAATTACATTTGGATCAGCAAAGAAATACTTTGAACGAGATCTACCTTCTTTAATGACAACAAAGTTATCATTTGTAAAATCTAAATCAGGATTATTATGTAAAGATAATCCATTTAGAAATTGATTCAAATCATAAATGCCAAAGTCTTTCGGCAGTTCTTCATTGATTGTTGCTTCTGCAAGAATATTCTTCATCACACTCATTGTGCGAAGAAAATTTCCTTTCTTGAATAGAATCGACTGATTGATATTACTGAAGTTCTTCAGTAACGTCAAAGTTGAATCAGAAAGTTTCATAACCACGGGTCGTAATTTCATCGTTTGTGTTGCCACTGAAATAG